GGTCGCGGGTTCGAGCCCCGTCTCTCGCGCCACCCTTTCTCTATGAAATTGTTAGAGAATTTGTAAGGGTGGCGCTGGATGGCTCTGCGCTGTTTCAACTTTTTACGTTGGGCAGTTTCAACTTTTTGAACATGTTCTGTTCCGATGCCAGCTTTTGGCGTCCGATTTTTCGGGCTTCATCGGCCTGGCGAACGGCGGCGAAATTCACCGGCATGTAGGTTTTTTGCAGTTTCCGATTGTCGTCGATCGAATTGCCCATCTTCGCCGCAATTGATTCGACCGATGCGCCGCCGGCATTGGCTTCGACCGCGCCGGTCCGCCGCATATCCATCAGGCGCCGCCTTTCGTCCGGGCCAAATACTCTCTCCCGCAGATCAGCAAAATCGTCGACCAGGCTATCCTTGGTGTAGGGCTTGGGTGGCTGGGGGCGTCCGCCCTTTTTGCCCGGCTGGTAGCCCCGGCTCCAAAAGATCGGGGCATCCTCGTGCAGCTCGAAAGGCAGGCTGGCAATATAAGTCTCCACCAGTCGGCGCGTGCGGCGGCACAGGATGCCAACGGCAGCCTCGTTGGTTTTGCCGCGCTCAATGGTGAACGCCATGTCCGATTCGCTCTCAATCGCCTGGGCCGGCGTCAGTGTGCGCGCATCGACAGGCGAAAATTGTGTGTCCCAGCAGATTGCGATGATGCATGCGAGGCCGTGATAGCCGTCGCGAATTGCCTGTTTCACCATCCGGATCACTTCGCCTTCGCGCCAGGTCTGCGTGCGGCCCTTGACGCTCTGTTTGCGGATACCAAGAGACGGATCCTCGCCGGCGACCAGTTTGAAGCTGACCAGGATGTTATACAGGGCTCGCCAAATCTTGAGAGCGCGGCCCGCTTCGCCGACACCTTTCTTGGCGACCATGTGGTGATACCAGCGATCCAGAAGCTCCAGGGTGACCGTAGAAGGGGCTGAGGCGGCAAAGACTGGCTCGATGTAGCGCCATCCTCTTTCCCAGTCTTCCCGGGTCCGTGTGGGCTTGTTCTGCCATTCATGGGTCATTCGGAAGCGGGCGAAACCATCACCGACGCTGCCGGGCGGATAAATGCGTCCGGCGGGTGCCTCTTCCAGCCCCTTGCGGGCCCGCTGGTAACGCTGCTCCCACTCCTGGGCAATCTTCCACGCATCCGGGCCGTCATGGCCGCAGGGCACGATCTGAAAGCCCATGGCCTTCATCTTGGCCGTTGGCAACCAATAGCCATGCTTGCCCTTGCGGACCACGTAGTGTTTGAGCTTGATCTCAGCCAAGGCTGGCGAGCCTCTCCGCAAAACCATCAGCGGCATCTATCGCCGTTGGCCTAGAATTTGATAGGCCCGCCTTGCGGTCAAGCCAGGCGTCGATGGCGACTAGATCGTAATGGCCGGTGACGGCGTCGGGCAGGGGGAAGCCGTTCTGGCGCAGTTGGGGCTCGCTTTCCGCGAAACGGGCTTCGGTGAGGCCAAGGCGGCGCGCGGCGATGGGTTTTGGAACGCAGCGGGGCTGCACGCGGTAGCGCATTGCGGTCAGGACGGGGTGCCGTCCGCTCCCTCGGCTCGATTGACGATTTCCAGCAGCCGCTTGGGGCTCATTTGCCCCTCCCAAAGGCCATGCCGACGAGGCCCGCGACGATGCAGCCGAGGCCGAAGAGCAGATCGGGGGACATCATTCCCCCCTCGCAAAGGCCGGCAGCACGCCTTCGAGGGCCTGGCGGAACTGTTCTTCGACCTTGGGGGTAGCCATGAATTTGATCGTGGTCTTGAGCGGCGGGGCGGTGGGAGCCCAGCCGGCATGACGGCCGGCGACGATGTCGCGATATTCGGTGGCGAGGGCGATCTGGCCAGCGTCGTGAACATCGGCCGTGAGGCTGGGTTCAGGCGGCTCCAGGCCGAAGGCCGGGAAGATGGCCGTGTAGAGGATCTTCATCTCGAGCTTGACGATGTTGAAGCCGGCTTCGGTCATGAACAGTTTGAACGGGGTCGGCAGGTCACCGATATAGGCCTCGGCCGCGTCGTGCAGCAGGGCATAGACCCGGGCTTCCGGCCGCTTGCAGGCCGAGGCGACAACGAGGCTGTGCTGGGCCACCGAGAAGCTGACAGGCCAGATATTGCCGCCCCAGCGATTGATGCGGCTGAGCACATGCACGATGTCGTCGAGGCAGATCATTTCCGGACGCGGATCGGCAAAGTCGAAGGCGCGGCCGGAGGGCATGGTCTTGCAGAATGGGGGAAGGCTCATGTGCCGAGCCCTCCGATCATCAGGATGAGAACGAGGATGCCGGCGCAGAGCTGGCCAGCATCGGAGTTGAGGGCGGTGCAGAGGCGTTCGGTCATTTGCCGTCCCCATGGGCTTCGGCGATGTGCGCCTTGAGGCCTTTTTCGCCGCGGAGCTTCTTGTCGCAATGCGGGCAGGGCGTTTGGGCGCCGGAGCGGCTGCGTTTTTTGGTGCGGGTAGACGCCACGCGCTTTTCGGTCTGGGGCTCCATCAGTTGCGCTCCACCGGGTTGGCCGCCGGCACGTCGACATCGAAAATGCCGGCGACATCGGCCAGCGCTGCGCGCGCCTCGGCAATACGCTGGTGATTGGTGGCGGAGTTGACGCAGCTGCTTTCGGCCAGGTCGATGACGCGAGCGATGCGGGCGACGGCCTCAGCCGCCATAGCGTCCGGTTTGAAGGTGGTTTCCATCAGTTGGTCCACCCGGTCTGGCCTTCGGCGAAGCTGAGGGCGGCCTTGGCGCGGGCCTTGGGCAGGAGCAGGTCGATCTCGCCACTGGCAAAGCCGCGGCCCTGCAGCTCGGCCACGAGCAGCTGAGTGGGCGGCAGCAGCGAGGCGATGGCGTCGCTCATGTCACCGGCGATTTCCTCGAGCGATTTCTGGCTCGGGGTCTGGATATCGCGCACGACGCGCTTATTGGCCAGTTGTGCGGCCTTTTCGAGATTGGTCTTGATGAAGAGTGGCGGCCAGCCAAGCTCATAAAGCCTGCCCTCAGTCGCGCCGCCCTCAGTGTCGAGGGTGATGATGTCCTCGACGAAGCGGGACAGTTGCTCCTCGTGGGTCAACGGCCGGTCGTCGGCGGCGGCAAGAGCCGCGATCTTGGCCTGCGCCTGGACGCGGGTGGTTTGGGAATGAGGCATGATGCCCTCCAGCGGTGAAACTGGAGGGAATTTCCGATATGGAAATCACAATGTCAATGCAAAATATCCAAAATGGAAATTATGGCAGCTTTCTCAGGTCATCGGCTAGAGCGATCGCTTCCTTAAAACCAGCCAGTGTGAACACCTTGTCGACCGGGTAATCGTAGGGCCAAGTGTAGACGCGAGTAGTGACCTGGTTGGCTCCCGTCATCTGAGCAAGCAGCTTGGACGCAGGGGCGCAGCCATCTCCGTTGGTGGAAACGGGCGCATTGCTGTCGATCCTAATTTGAGCAATGCGGCCGGGAAAGCTGTGCCCAAAAGCGCAAATTTCTTGAGGGGTAGAAGATACGCCGTAGTATACAAAAATTCCTCGATTGGAAAACTGACAGGTTCGGCGGTCTGTCATGGCGTCTTTTCGACAGTCGACAGACCATCCATTGCCTCCGCTGTCAGATGCTAGCCGGAGGCCGCCAGAGCCGTCGGGATGCCTAGTTGTGATAAAGCCGCTGGCCGACACTTCTCCCTCCGATATCGGTGGAGGGGCCTTATGCTGAGGTGTAGAAGATGTTGAGGCGCAAGCGGATAGTGCGATCGCGCATAACGATGTGCAAGCGAGAATATTAAGCCAAGACATGTGTTCCCCCTAAATGAACACATGCTTGTACGTCAGATCTATCAATGGAGTCTTGCGGGATTAGCTAGCGCGCCTTCGTACAAAGTCAGCAAAATGCAGGACTTCGTTACGCTGCTCGTCCGACAAACCTTTGAGCAAGTCGGCGGGAGTTGGTGCCATTGGATCGCGGAAGAGGTCGGGCACCTGCACTCCGAGAGCATCGGCGAACTCAGCGAGCCATTCGGTATCGATTTTGCCGGGCGAGTTTAACTTCTTGGAGATGGCTCCCGGAGTTCTACCCATTCGTTCGGCCAGCCGCTTTTGGTCAAGCCCGGGCACTCTTTCCATCCATTCGCGGATGAAAATGCGTGGTGGTGTTCTGGGATGAATTCGCTCAACCATTTGCAACTTCTATCATTTTCCACATTGGAAAGTCAAAATTTCCAATGTGGAATTTTTGGCGTTGACGTGTGATTTCCGATATGGAAATCATAGCGCATGAACAGTCCCCTTAAAGATTGGCGAGAGAAGTCGCGGCACGGTGTCGAAAGTGCTGCAAGGGCTATTGGTGTTACGGCGGCAATGTGGAGCCGTTGGGAAAATGGTCGGCGCAAGATCCCTGCGGAGCGATGCCTTGAAGTCGAGCGCCTTACTGGCGTGTCGCGCTACATCCTCAGGCCGGACGTGTATGGGCCCGCGCCCGCAGCGCTCGAGGCCCAGCCATGAGCGCGTTCCGCATGTTCCTGGCGCGGTTGGCTGGCAGCTATGGGCGTATCGCAGCGAAGCGCCGGGCTCGATTTCTGCATCCCGGTGCGTTCGATCATGCGCCAGTGTTCCGTCCCATGCTGTCGATGCATGCGGAGGCCGCGGCTCTGCATGATGCCTATCTGCAATGGCGCCGGGCGAATGGTCTCGATCGCCGACCATCAGTGCTTCGGACCCATCTTCGCAGTCAGTCGACTTTCGCACGCCTGCTTGATCATCTCAGCAATGACCCGGGCGCGGTTCCGGGCCATAACGAGGGCTCGTTCTTCATCGGCGCGCTCCAGAGGCGCCTGGCCGGGAAAAACGAAGGAAGCGCTCGCCCGCTCAATCGCGTCATGAACGGCGCCCACCACGGCATCGACCATGCGGGGGTCATCGGTGTTTTCGGCGAGGCCGGTTGCCAGGTCGATAATGGCGTCGGCCAGGATCATGGTCGCCGTCTGTTCGGCAACCAGTTCGGTCTGGGTGTCACTGTTCGCAGCGTGCATGTGATTCTCCGTGGGTTCTTCGCCCGCATCAGAGCGGTTTTGCGGGGGAGAGTCGAATGACCGCCCCGCGCAATATGAGCAAAGCCGAGCGGGCCGCCCTGGCCGATGCGCTGCGCCATATGGGCCGGCAGGGTGTCGGCTATCGCGAGCTGGTGCGCCTGGGTGGCGTCGGCCATGGCGCCAGGGCCCGCAAGGGCCAGATCGTGCGGCGGCCAGCATGAGCGGATCAATCATCTTGCTTGCGTCTGGACGAGAGGGCATCGAAACGAGGGATCGGTTCGCAATGGTGCGGATCGGGCCTAAGGGCCGTTTCGGTGTCCTCCCGCCCCGGCGTTGTGGTGAGGTCGGGGCCTCCCTGAACTTGGCCGGACGGTGGAGCGGATTGACGCGCCGTTTCCGCTGTCCGGCGCTTTTCGCGCGCCTCTCGCAGCGCCGCGATGGCCTGGCGCAGGGCAGTGCTGGGGCGGTAATCGGGAAAGCGTCGGGTCACCTGTCTTCTCCGGCTGGTCGCAATGGGTTTGCGGCTTTCGCCGCAGTTTGTCACGGCGCAGAGTTCGGGCGGGCTGCGCCATGACCGGCCGCCAGCTGCCCGCCAACGATTATGCCGCGCTCAAGGCCGCCACGCGCCAGCTGGTGACCCATGCCGGCGGCGCCGTGGCCGCCTCGGCCGTGACGCGGGGCGGGCACCAGAATATCGGCCGCTATGGTTCGGCGCAGCCCGACGATGGCGAGCGCTTCATGCCCGCCGATGTGATTGCCGATCTCGAAAGCGAATGCGGCCAGCCGGTGCTGACACGGGCGCTGGCCAAGCTCAGCGGGCACCTGCTGGTGCCGGAGCCGAGCGTGGTCAAATCCGGCACGGCGCTGGGGGCGATCACCGCCAGGGCGCTCAAGGAAACGTCCGATGTGTTCGTGGCGCTGGCCGAAGGCTGGGGCGACGGCCGGCTCTGCGCCGCCGATGCCGCGCGCGTCGAGGGTGAAATCGAAGAAGCCATCATCAAGCTCATGGCGCTGCGCTTCCAGGTGCAGGCCAGCGTGGAGGGGTTGGAATGAGTACGGGCGGGAATATCGCGCTGTCGATAGCGATCGACGCGGTGGCGCGGGAGATTTGGGGTGCAGGCAAAAGCCTCAACTTTACCGCAGTCCTCGAAGGTCTGGTGCTGCGTGGCTTTGGGCACCTGCCCATGGGCGAGCTCAAGACGGCTTTGCGCGAGAAGATCGCCGCTCTCCAGTCGGGAGATGCGCAATGAGCAGCTGGGCGCGGCCGGGGGCAAAGTGCGTGTGCGTCAAAGATGGTGGCTGGGGCTCTTCTCCTGGCGAAAAGGTGCCGGGGTATGGGCAGGTTTTGACGGTCCGCACTGTCGAAACGGTGTCCGGAGGCACTGGTTTAACCTTCGCAGAAATCATCAACGAACCGTATTCTTCAGCTATCGATGGCTATGGCGAGTGCTTGTTCAACTGCGTCTGGTTTCGCCCGCTTGTTGATCAGTCCGACGATGTCGCCCTCTTCACCCACCACCTCGACACGGTGGGAGAGCCGGCATGACCCAGCAGCTCGCTGTCTATGAGCATGCCAAGGAAGCGTTGGCCGCTGCCGTGCGCTTCGACGAGGTGACGCGCATCCATAGCGCCGCCGAACAGGCCAAGGCCTATGCCCGCATTGCCCGGGACCGCAAGTTGCAGGCCGACGCCGCCGAAATCGTGGCGCGCGCCGAACGCAAGCTGGGCATCATGCTGCGCGCCGCCAAGGATGATGGGCTGATGAGCCAGGGCGGGCGGCCGTCGGCGGAGCGCTCGAATGTGAGCGAGCCCGAAACCGGTGCCGAGGCGGAACCGGTTTTCGACAATACGCCCTTCACCCTGGCCGATATCGGTGTCGACAAGAAACTCTCCAGCCGCGCGCAAAAGGCGGCGGCGCTGGATGATGAGACATTCGAAAGCGCTGTCAGCGACACGCGCGAGAAGATCCTTGCGGCCGAGGCGCCAGTGGTCAGCCCGCCCAAGCCGAAAGTGGTCAAGCCGGTTGCCGAGGCCAAGGCGCTGGAGCCGCTGCCGCCCCGCAAATGGCATCAGTTCGCGTTTTCGGTGATTGCCCTGTGCATGGCCAGCGACCGGGTCGGCAGCGAGGCCATTCTCAAGCTGGGCGAATTCACCGGCATTCTCGAGCGCGATGGCGACACGGTGGATTTCACCAAGGAAGCCATCGAGGCGATGGGGAGCCTCGCCATGGCGGCGCTGCGGGCGCTGGATGGTGGCGAGGAACAGGATCAGGCCCGAGACGGCCGCAGGCTAACCGTAGTGACTGAAAACGTCTCACCAATTCTGCCGGAAGCGGCTGAACAGAGCGCGGCACCTTCACCGGACGCCGCAGCGGATGGCGGGCATGTTGAAGCTATGGTGGAGCAGCCGCCATCCGCACCCGATTTCGCGGCTAAGCTCGCCCTGCGAGAGGCCTATGAGGGTGAAGTGGCCCTATTGGCGGCGCGCAAGGGCAAGCTGAGCATGAAAGAGGCGGAGGCGGCGATGCGCGCCGGCTATGCGGCCGAAGTGCCGCTGGTGCTGATGGCGCAAGACCTCGGCCATCCGCATGGCACGATTGCCGGCTGGGCCAATCGGCTCGGCCTGACCAATGCCGCCCGCATGCTCGCCAACCAGAAGCGCTTCGGGGGCGAGGCATGAGACGCGCCCCGCAATATCATTCGCCGTCCATCCATCCGCGCGCGCAGCTCGACCCCTCCGGCGATCATCGCCTCCTGGTCGAGAACGAGGGCAGCCTGGTGCTGGCCGATTACGATCTGGGCCAGGTCGAGCAGCTGGAAAGGGCCATCGAGCAGTTCAAGCGGCTCGTGACCGTCACCGATGGCGGAAGGGATTTTCACAATCGCAGGATCGTGCCGATCGAGGTGGGGCGATGAGTGCTGCACAGGGAGAGCTACACAACGGGTTTGAGTTTGACGCCCTGGCGGGTGTGTTCAGGTGTCCGGATGCCTCCGGAAAACCGGACTTCTACGGTATCTTCGTCACCAAAAACATCTTCGTAATCGATCCAGATGTTTGCCTTCGCCGTGAGAAAAATATCGTCCAGTCGCTCATGCAGACCAGGATCGTCGTTGAGGTACAATTCGCCGAAGGAAAATGGCATAGATTGTGCGGCCGAAATGTCTGGCATTTGCATGCTGCCTTCCATCGAAAGTCTTATCGTTTCTGCGACTTCGCCTTCGGCATTTGTGCTGGTTTTCACTATCTTAAGCGTCCCACGGGCTCGCACCTTTTGCGCGGGCGACTGACCTGTATTTCGAACATCGACTGTGAATGTGAGGCTAGGCAAGAGGTCAGTCGCGATCAGGTTAGCATTCTCGACCACCAGATAGGCTCGGGTTTGTTTTTTGCCCACGGTGAGCGTGGCCTTAACCGCGTCTCTTGCGGCGTCTGCGCTTCGCCTGGCCTCATTGAGCGTATTGGCGACAAGCACCAATGTTGCCAGTCCGACGGCTGCCGCAGCGGCACTTGCAACGACCATCCACCAGGCAGAGGCAGCCATGCTGCGTTGGGTGGCCAGGTCCAGAGCCTCGGCGGTTGTGGCGCCAGTCGGTTCAATGTTCGTGCTCCAAGGCGCGCCCGGAGCAAAAGCAATAATGGCTATGCCTCCAAGAATTCCGCAGGCGAAGAACATAAGGTAGAGAGCGCTGCGCTCTATTCGCAGGCCAAAAATCCTCGGCTTCAAAGCAGCACCCCCCAGCTGATTGCACACACTCGCTGCGATACGGCGTCTTCGTCAATGGAGACGGCAGCATGAATATGCCCCTCCGCTACGAAGATTTTCTTGCCGCCAAGGTGGCCAGGGCGCCGGTTTCGGGTTTCATCGTCGAGAACGATGAGATCAATCCGCTGCTGAGCCCGCACCAGAAGGCCATGGTCAAATGGGCCTGCCTGGGCGGGCGGCGGGCGCTGTTCGCGGCCTTCGGGCTGGGCAAGACCTTTGTGCAGCTGGAAATCCTGCGCATTGTCGTCGCCCGTTTTGGCGGCAAGGGCCTGGTGGTGGCGCCCTTGGGTGTGCGCCGCGAATTTTTGGCCGATGCGCGGGCGCTGGCGACAGGCGAGCACCCGGCGGTGAGCGATGCGCAGCGGGCAGAATTGCGCGCCTGGGCGGATGGGCGGCCGGAGCGGGTGCCCAACCTGCGCTTTATCCGGGGCATCGAAGGCACGGCCGATGGCCAGCTCTATATCGCCAATTACGAGACGGTGCGTGACGGCAAGCTCGATCCGCGCGGTTTTACCGCCACCAGCCTCGACGAGGCTTCGGTATTGCGCGGTTTTGGCGGGACCAAGACCTTCCGCGAATTCATGCGGCTGTTCGACGGGGTGCGGTTCAAATTCGTCGCCACGGCCACGCCGAGCCCGAACGAATATATCGAGCTCCTGGCCTATTCGGCCTTCCTCGAAGTCATGGATGTCGGCCAGGCCAAGACGCGGTTCTTCAAGCGCAATAGCGAGAAGGCCGACAGCCTCACCATCCACCCGCACAAGCAGGAAGAGTTCTGGCTGTGGGTGGCCAGCTGGGGCCTGTTCGTGCAGAAACCCAGCGATCTCGGTTTTTCCGACGCAGGCTATGACCTGCCGCCGCTCGAGGTGCATTGGCACGAATTGCCGGCCGATCATGCATCGGCCGGGGTGGAGAAAAGCGGGCAGGGGCGCCTCTTGCGCAATGCGGCGGCCAGCCTCAGCGATGCGGCACGCGAAAAGCGCGACAGCCTTTCCATCCGCATCGCCAAGATGCTGGAGTTGCGCGCCATCGACCCGAAGGCGCACCGGATCATCTGGCATGATCTCGAGGCGGAGCGGCACGCCATCGAGGCGGCCATTCCCGGCATTGCCACGGTCTATGGCAGCCAGGACCTCGACGCCCGCGAAACCCTGTTGGCCGACTTTGCCGATGGGCGCCGGGCCGAGCTGGCCGGCAAGCCCAGCATGCTCGGCTCTGGCAGCAATTTCCAACGGCATTGCGCCTGGGAAATCTTTCTCGGGATCGGGTTCAAATTTAACGACCTGATCCAAGCCATTCATCGGTGCTACCGATTCCTGCAGACGCAAACCGTGCGCGTCGACCTCATCTATACCGAGGCCGAACGTCCCGTGCGCGACAGCCTGGAAGCGAAATGGCGCCGCCATAACGAGCAGGTGGCGATCATGACCTCAATCATCAAGGAATATGGGCTGACCTCGGCGGCCATGGCGCAGAGCCTGACCAGGGCGATGGGCGTGGAGCGGGTGGAGGTTCGCGGGGATAGCTATGTGCTGGTCAACAACGACTGCGTGCCCGAATGCGCCGGCATGGCGGAAAACGCGGTCGATCTGATCGTCACCTCGATCCCGTTCTCGACCCAGTACGAATATAGCCCCAACTATGCCGATTTCGGCCATACCGACGACAATGGCCACTTCTGGGCCCAGATGGATTACCTGATCCCGCAGCTGCTGCGGGTGCTGGCGCCGGGGCGGGTGGCGGCCATCCATGTGAAAGATCGCATCGTGCCGGGTGGCATGACCGGGCTGGGCTTTCAATCGGTCTATCCTTTCTCCGACGACTGCATCCGCGCCTTCACCAAGCATGGCTTTGCCTTCCTCAGTCGCAAGACCATCACCACCGACGTGGTGCGGGAGAACAACCAGACCTATCGGTTGGGCTGGACAGAGCAGTGCAAGGATGGCAGCCGCATGGGCAATGGCCTGCCCGAATATCTGCTGATCTTCCGCAAGCCCCCGACCGACAATTCCAATGGCTATGCCGACAAGCCGGTGGCCAAGGGCAAGCGCGAATGGAAGGCAGGGCACTGGACCGATAATGACGGCTATAGCCGCGCACGCTGGCAGCTCGATGCCCATGGCTATATGCCGGTGTCGGGCAATCGCCTGCTGACCGGCGACGAGCTGCGCAGCCTCGATGCCAATGTCATCTACAAGCTCTGGAAGGCCTACCAGCTCAACGCGGTCTATGACTTCGAACATCATGTGACCATTGCCGAAGAGCTCGAGCAGCACGGTTCGCTGCCCTCGACCTTCATGCTGCTGCCGCCCCATTCCAAGCATGACGATGTGTGGTCCGACGTGGCCCGCATGCTGTCGATGAACACGCTGCAGGCCCAGGCTGGCCGCGAAATGCATCTCTGCCCGCTGCAGTTCGACATCATCGACCGCTGCATCGCGCAATATTCCGAGCCGGGCGAGACAGTTTTCGATCCGTTCGGGGGGCTCATGAGCGTGCCCTATCGCGCGCTGAAACTGAAGCGGCGCGGCCGGGCCGTCGAGCTCAACCCCGGCTATTTCGTGGATGGCTGCGCCTATGTGAAGGCCATGGAAGACGAGCTGGCCATGCCGGATTTGTTCGGCGTGATGGAAATCGAACATCAGGAAGAGAAGGGAGAAGTGGCATGACCGGGCCATGGAAGCATGCGGGCGAGAAGCCGCAGATCGCAGAAGGCACGAAGCTGGCGGTGCTAATGCGTGGCACGAGCCTAGGTGAAAGTGCAGTCGTCGAGGTCGAGGGCTTCTATCTCAACGCCTATCGTTTGCACATGCGTGATGGCTGCGAGTGTTTCGAGGATGACAATATCCCTGACGCACTCGACCATGCCGAAAATGGCTGCCCATGGTTCGGCTTTCACATCGTCCAGGATGATCCCGATGGTGAGTTTGCCGAGCTTTATGTCGAGTTCGACGCCACAGAGTGGTGCAAGCGATGAGACTGCCCATGAAAACCATTCCCGGCATGTCGGTGCGCAGCGAGATCGATGCGCGCATCGAGGCGGCGCGGCTTGATGGGCTGGTCGAGGCCTATGAGGATGCGATCGGCTTCTTGAAGGCGCGGGGTCATATCGTGGCGGCCGACGAACTAGACCTGGCCACGCGCCGAAGCGGGGTGGCGGCGTGACAGTCTCCCATGCCCATCACGCTGCCCTGCAGCAGGCCATCGACCTGCTCGACCTCTCGCCCAATGAAGTGGCGTTTCACTATGTCCGCGCCGCGTTGGCGGCCGAAGGCGGCTGCATTTCCGCCACGGCTCGCCGCCTCGGCATTCACCGCCGCACGCTGCAGCGGATGCTGGGCAAGGCCAGGCCAAAGCCCAAGGTGAGGGCAGTCTTGTGAGCGATATCGGTCGCATCGAGGCGGAGCGGGCCGGGCGCCGGGGGGCATCGCGCAAGCGCGCACTGGCCGCCGTGGCAAAGATCATCCGCGACTATGAGGAAGGGCGCGGCGCCTCTGCCTGCATGGCCGATATCAAGGCGGCCATGGCCGGTCTGTCGAAGTGGGGAGGGCGGTGATGACCCTATCGCCCGAACTGATCGCGCTGCGCGACGACGCCATGCAGACCAGCTGTGAAAGCTGGGCGATCCGCAGACGCTGGAAGCTGGCGCCGGGGATCGACCGGGCCGGACCCTGCCCGGTCTGTGGTGGCACCGATCGCTTTGCCATCCACACCAAGAAGAACACCTTTTTGTGCCGGGGTTGCGGCATCAGCGGGTCGGGCGTGATCAAGCTGGTCGAGGCGACGGAAAGCGTCGGCTTCGTCGAGGCCTGCGAGATCGTCACCGGCCGCAAGGCCTCGGCTCCGCTCGATCCTGACCGGGCGCGGCAGATTGCCGAACAGAATGCCAGGGATGAGCAGCGCCGGGCCGACGAGGCGGCACGCTACCGGGAAGAGGCGCGACGGGATGGCTGGCGGATATTCTCCGAGGCCCGGGCCAATCATGGCCGCGACACTCTCGGCCGCTATCTCGCCTTGCGCGGCATCGGCTTTGACCTGATCGGCCGGCATGTGCCGATCGATGCGATCAAGCTCTGGGAGCATCCGCATTTGAAGCTGGTCGAGCATATGGGCGGGGCCTGGCAAACGGCATGGACCGGCCCGGCCATGATCGCCGCGGTGCAGCAGCCTGACGACAGGTTCGGCGCCAGCCATGCTACCTGGCTCGACCTCGACCAGCCGAAAGGCAAGGCCGTGCCGGGCAACAACACCGACACCGGCAAAGCCATTCCCTCCAAGAAGGTGCGCGGGGCCAAGAAGGGCGGAGCGATCAGGCTCTACACCCCGGATCGACCGCGCCGCATCGTCATGGGTGAAGGCATCGAAACCACGCTGACCGCGCTGGCCCACAATTTCGAGGCTGATACGGCCTATTGGGCCGGGGTCGATCTCGGCAATATGGCCGGCAAGGCCGCCCGCGATGCCGAAGGGCGCCAGCAGCATGGCCTGCCGGACCTCACGGATTGGGACTGTTTCTTGCCGCCCGACTGGGCCGAAGAGCTGGTCTATCTCTGCGACAGCGACGAGCCGGACAAGCGCACTGTGGAAAAGGTGACGCGCGGCCTGCTGCGCGCCCAGGCCTGGCGTGAACGCCGCCTGCAGGAGAACCCGGCGCTGTCGGTGCTGGACTGCTCATTCGTCGAGCCGATTGGCGACGGCAAAGACCTCAATGATTTGGTACGGGTGATTTTGTGAGGTCAGATTTCGAAAAAGTCGCGCACATGCCTCCATTCCCAAAAGGCGAGATTGGGGTAGTTGGTGAGATCGCCAGCTACTGCCGCGAATTTCTGTCGCTTGAATATGAAGTTGGCATCGCTATCGAGCAGTCTTTCCGGTTCGCGGAAAAATGCTGTGAAACAGGTGGCCATCACGAATGCCCATTCCAGGCCGTCGACTTCAAAGCCAAAATCGTCGTCGAGAGATGGAAGGGCAAAGCTGTCTTCGCGATTTTTTGCGTAAGCTTTGAGGCGTTGGATCATATCCCTAACGGTCTCTGCGAGCATGGGAGATACAGTCGCAAGTGCGACCAGATGGTCATCAAGCTTGTCGATTTCGCCGATTGTCGCCTGCCGTTCCTTTCGCCCCGCGGTATCTGCAATCGAGCGCAGCAGGATCTTGGTCCAATTCAGAGCATTGAGAGCTTCTGCGTATTTGGCTTTCTTTTCGCTATCGATTTGCCACTGGCGCTGAATGAAGAGCACCACGAGGGCGATCCCTGCGGCCCCGGAAGTGAACATGCCCGCCGCCAGGGTCTGATTGTCCCACACCCATTGAAAGGTGACCACGTCTGCGCCCGCCGTCATCAGGGCTCGGGCTGCACATGCGGCTTGCTGCAAGCTGTCGCAACTAGATCGGTGAACCCACACCACGATATAGGCGATCAACCAAGTAAAAGCGGCAAAGATTGCGATAGCCTTCCAGTGTTCACGCCAATGCAATGTAGCCTCCATGTCTGACGATACCGAAGACGACAAGTCCGATGCCGTCAAGAAGGCGGCTGCCAAGAAACGCACTGTCAAACTCGGTGTTATCGAGGGTGGCAAGGGCGCGGCATCGGCCGATAAGCCGGCGCGTAAGGCCAAGGCCAAAGAAGGTCCGCCGCCGGCTGATGCCGACGACCCTGGTCCGAGCGATGCCGATTTCATGGATGCCGACGATTTCGGCAGCAATGACGGGCTGGACGAAGCGTCTCGCATCGTGTCGCGCTGGTGCGCCGGGCTGGACCAGAACGATCGCGACAATGGCCGGCGCCTGGTAGCCTGGTTCGGCGAAAACCTGCGCTATGTGACCGGCCTCGGCTGGCTCTATTGGCGCGGCACCCATTGGCAGCGGGACGAGGCAGACCTCGATGTGCGGCTTTTGGCGCAGATGATCGTCGACAAGATCAAGCTCGAGGCCGTCGAGCTGGAGGCCAGCGAAAAGCAGAAGAAGATCTGCGCCCGCGCCGACGAGCTGTTGCGCAAGAAGGACGATCTCAGCGCGGCCGAGGAGCGGATCATCAAGACCGCGACCGAAGTCATGGCGGCCCTGGGCAAGCGCCGCTCGTCGCGGATCGCCTGGGCGGTAACCTCGGGCAATGCCGGCCGCACCAAGGCGATGCTGGAGCAGGCGCAATCGCTCAAATCCCTGCCGATCGACCGGCTCGATGCCGACGACATGAAGTTCAATGTCGCGAACGGCACGATCCGCTTCTGGAAGGAACTCGACCCGGACCAGCCGGAGGGCGGCACGCGCATGATCGGGGGCTATAGTTTCGAGCCGCATGATCGCGACGATCTCATCACCAAGATGGCCGATGTGTCCTATGACCCGGGCGCCAAGGCGCCATTCTTCCACGACACCTTTCTCGCCAAGGTGCAGCCGGAACAGCACTGGCGCACCTTCATTCAGGTGTCGACGGCGGTGGCGCTGCTGTTCGGCGGCAATGCGGCGCAGGTCATGTTTTATCACTATGGCAAGGGTGCGAACGGCAAGTCGGCCTTTTTCGAGCTGATCGGCCGCCTCGGCGGCAGCTACCGGCAGATCGCCTCGCCGGAATCGATCACCGGCGACGGGCAGCGCGCTGGCCAGCAGGCCAATCCCGACATTGCGCGCCTGCACAATGCGCGCCTGGTGACCATCGAAGAGCTGCCGAAAAACACGCCGCTCAAGGAGGAGCTGATCAAGGCGCTGACCGGCGGCACCAAGATCCTTGCACGTTTCCTCAACAAGGACTTCTTCGAGTTCATGCCAAAGTTTACCCCGATGCTCTCCGGCAATAACAAGCCGGCGATCACGGGGCAGGATGAAGGCATCTGGCGGCGCTTCCTGTTCGTGCTCTGGGGCGTCTATATCCCGACCGAGGAGCGGATGGACCCGGCAGAATTGGCGGCGCGGCTCGATGCGGAGCGGGCAGGGGTGCTCAACTGGCTGCTCGAGGGCGCCGTGATGTATCTCAGCAACGGGCTGAACTACTATACGCCGTCCGAGGCCAAGCAGTTCGCCCAGGAGCACCGGGAGGAGCGCGACAATGTCGGTGTGTTTGCCGATGTCGGCATCGAGAAGGTCGATCCTGCGCTCAATATGAAGGTGCAGGCCGGCGATCTCTACAAGGCTTATCTGCGCTGGTGCGAGGTCAACCAGCTCAAGCCGGCCAGCAATCGCAGCTTTGGCGACCGGCTCAACGATCTGGGCTTCCAGAAGAAGCGTTCCAATTTCTACTATTACACCGACATCAAGCTGAAAGAAGGCCTGGCCGGCACCGGCTACGCCAACACCCCGCCGCAGCGCGACCCGGACGACCCGGGGTACTGACCCGCCAACGGCCTGAAGCGGGGCAGAGGGTTAGAGCCTTCGCCCCGCGCCCCGCACCCCCTTTTTACAGAGAAGCGGCAGTCCCAACCCTCCCGCCGCTCACGCGGCGCGATAGAGGGTTGGGAGGTTTGCGGGAGGGTGAATGCAAAACTCCCGTTCTCAATTCAATAGCTAAATCAATGTCTTGGCCTGAAATTTAGAGGGTCGGGACTGTCTCGCGCACGTATAGTAAAGGGGGAAGGGGTGTGGGGTGTAGGATGGTGGATCGCGGCGGGAAAAGCAGCTCATGTGCTATTGGCAACCCTCCCAACTGTTCCACCCTCTCTAACACACTCATTTCGCTTCGCTTTCTCCGATAGAGGTTCCCATTCAAACCTCTACGGACTGTCCCAAGGGAGATTTGGCTATGCCAAAGGCCGTGGATGTAGAGGACTTGGTGGTCTGGGCCTTCCGCGACCAGAAGATCGAGGCGGTGGCGGCGCGGCTGGCAGGGCCAAGCGGCTTGCAGCCGTCGCCGGAGAGCAATCTGGCGCAGGTCTTGGCATTGGGGTGCAGGGTGCAGACATCGTCGGCCGGCGCGATGCATATGGCGGTGCAATGTCACGAGGATGCGGCGGTCATCTATGACGCGGTGATGGCGCTGCCGGCAGAGGCGACCATGCTGCTGATCCGCCATGGTCGAAACGGGACGCGGCCCGATTGGATCGAGGATGGTCCTGGCCGCTGGGTCTGCCAGGTCGACAAGGCTGGCAACCCCAAGAAGCTCTATATCGACCCGCATGCCAAGCGCGGCTTCATAGGCTATGCGCGGCCGGTGCTCGAGGGGAACGATCCGGCCGAAGTCGAGGAGGCGCGTCGGGCTTACGATGTCTGGCGCTATGCGCTTGTCGATCTGGTGCCGCTGCTCAATGCCGAAATGGTCGACCACGAGGCGCTTTTGCCAGCCGTTGCGGTCCGGCCGTGGGAATTTGCAGAAGGGGCATTGACGGTTCCGCAAAAATTGACGTAGCTTCACCACAACAAATCAGGTCTTGAGACAGGCGCATCGGGCAACCGGAGCGCCTTTTGCGTTTCTGGGGTGCGGGATGGGCAGGCTCAAGACGTTGCCCGCGCGCGTCCAGCCGATGGCGCCGCGCATTGGCTATGCCAGTGGCGACGAGAAGGCCGGTGACAAGGCGCGCAACGATGCCGCGCCGTGGCGCGCCTGGTATCGCACCAAACGCTGGCGAGACCTGCGCATCGCGGTGTTCGCCCGTGACGGCTTCAAGTGCCAGCGGACCGGCCAGCTGGTCATCGGCAAGCACCCTGCGCCCGACAGCCCTGTGGCCAACCACAAGCGCCCGCATCGCGGTGACCCGGCGCTGTTCTGGGACATGAACAACATCGAGACCGTGGCCAAGTCGGTCCACGACAAGCTCATCCAGGCCGAAGAGCAGTCCATCCCCACCGGCCGCTGGGACTGACCAGCGACGGGGAGGGGGGGGCGGAAGTCTGGACCCGCCTGGGGCCGCTGACCGGCTTGGGGGTCATGTGGAGATTTTTTTTTGATGGCGCAGGATTTTGACCTGCTCGGCGATCCAATTCCGGAAGGATTTGGCAAGCGCGGGCGGCCGGCGCATGTGCCGACCGACGAAAAACGTAGGCTTGTCATGGCCTTACAGGCGTTTGACTGGTCGATAGAGAAGATTGCCGCCGCGCTGTCGATCACGCCACCCACTTTGCGGAAGAATTATTTTCGCGAGCTGAAGTCGCGGGCAGAGGCAAGAGCAAGGGCGGATGCCAAGCTGATCGCCGCCCTGCTCGATCAGGTCGATGCCGGCAACGTCGCCG